GCTTATTAGGTTGCGGTTCGGCATTCACCGTTCCGAGCTACCTTTCCTTAGTCCCGAAGGTCTAAAATGGTATCTTCTCTCTCTCCTCTCACCCGCTAAGTCGTTACCGTCGTTGTCTAACGGTAAGCTTCGCGGGTTTCCAAGGGTCTTTCGTGGTTGGGACGAAGATGGATTTCCTATCCTTCATCGTCTCTCTCGTTCCGACCGATGGGAATTGGCACATTCTTGCAATTCCCTGGCCCGCTCTCTTCCTCCTTCCTGCCGCGTGCATACCCCAAAGAAAATAAATTCCTGGGTATCACGCGCAACCACTTCCCCTCCTCCCTCCCAACGCGCTTATCTCGCCTTTTGCCGCAATCTGATCCGGAAAGAGTTCCCTTCCGGATGGGATCGTCGCCGTTATCCTGATTCCGTTTACTCCTTCTGTCCTAAGGACTCCGCTCGCGCGGAATCCCAAGATTCAGGAGGAGTTACGGCCTCTGATTACTGGTGCGACGTCGCTTTGCCCGGCTTCAGCTCGAAAGTCGTGTTCTCCCACCTCGCGCTCAAGGGTCGAGTCTGTCCGGGGCTTTCATACGATTGCCCCCCAGATCTCGATCATCCGGGTCGTTCTAGTGATCGGATCTCACCTAGTGAGTTGCCGTCACACCCCGGAACCATCCTCCCCTTTAAGGATGGCTTTCATCTCCGTGTGAAAGAGATTCCCACCGTAGGGAAGAGTCGTGTTATCGGAATACCATCCCTTAACTACGACCTTCTTGGCCCCCTCCATAGGGCCATCTACGGGCACTTAACCAGGCGATCCTGGTTAGTGCACGGGAAGATCACACCCGAGAGAGTGAATGCTGTTTGCAAGGGGGCGGTGCAAACGAGTGTTGATTTGGTGAATGCGACTGACGGGCTGAGGCTAGACGTCACCGAGGCTATCCTCGGTGCGTTGCTTTCCCGGTCAGTAGCAGTACCGGGCGAGATTAAGAGACTGGCCTGCGAGTCTTTGTATCCTTCTTTGGGAAAGAAAAAGGGTACTGTCGTATTCGGCCAGATGATGGGAACCTACCTTTCGTTTCCCCTCCTGTGTCTCCATTCTTACTGTGCTGCCAAGTGGGCCGCCAGAGGAAAGGGTCTTCGAGGCATCGCTATTAATGGCGATGACGCCCTCGTAAGTTCGGACCTTCCTCTCGGTGATTACCCCGAGGGCTACCAGAAGAATGAGGCGAAGACTATTACGTCTCGGTGCACTGCCGAGTTGAATAGTACAGTCTTCGTCCTGAGATCAGGAGTGTGGACGGAGATCAAAAATCTCCGTCGGGTAGGTGCGGAGACGGATTACGCGGGCATCAGACACATGGCGGCTGCGTGTCAGGATGCCGGACCCAAATGGGTCAGCGCGTTTATCCGTTCGAAGATTGGGAAACGGTGGGGTCTCTCATCGACTGCTTTGGGGCTCAGTCGATGCCACCGTTTGGTTTGGTTGCGTGACATTAAGTCACGCGGTGGGATGTCAGACCTTGTACCTCCAAGTGAGCCCCTTGACTCTAGGTACGTACAGGTCTCTTCTGAGCCATCGAGCGTCGCGAAACACGCTTTCGGCTTAGATCTCTTTGACAATGGCCGGTCCAGGCCTCTGAAGAGGGTCTTTAACCCTCACAGGACTAAAGTTCTGAAGAGCGCGGGGCCTCGGATATATATTCCGAAGTCCTCTCGCTTTGTCAGACACCTGTCCTATGACCCTTCAGAGGTCGTTGGCCCGACTCCCCGGACTTGGTTCACTCTCAGCCCCGACTTTAATGACGGGTTGAATTATGAGT